TAACTGGTATAGATTGCTTCCAATGCATTTTCATCCTAAAGTAGGTGACCTATAATGAGAAAAATATGCACATTTAACCTACCAATCGACTTGATGAAAGAGATGAATCAGGAGATTCGTCGTGGATATAGGTCTAAGTTTGTTGAAACCGCTATCGATGAGAAACTAAAACGCAAAGCAGAATTTGATATCCACGATTTTAAGGCTTGGGAATTGCTAAATCATGTAGAACTCTTTAGATATTCGAGTTTAACTAAGATGGAAGCGTTATTTCTTAGAGAATTAGTTGACAAACTAAAAGAAAAAGGTGCTTAAAATGAAGCGAGTGTATCAATATTGCAATGTTTGTTATGTTGGATTCTTTGAAAAGGATTCAGATTGTTGGTTTACTATTCCATATTCAAGAATGGATGGACAAACCGGAACTACTGGCATGATTTTCTGCCATAAATGTCAATGTGAGCTGCGCAGAATATTGGGGGAAGAATAGTGATTCAGTATTTTGCTGAGTGTTTAATGTGCAAAAAAATGGTATCTGTGCCTAGCCAAGAGGCTCAAACATACATTATGTTCCATCAAATACCATGTAATGAATGCTATTATTCTACATTCAACGCTTGAGAGCCTTACGAGTCGCTCTGTGCGCACGCTTCATCAACGCTGTAATCTTAGTTCGAGGATGTTTTACCTTCAAGATCTTTAGTTGTCTACCCAATTCTTTCTGGTATTTTGACTTCTTACGTCTCTTAGGTTTTGTAGCTACAATTCGTGCCTCTTCAATTGCACCTTCTGATTCTCTTTCACTACTAATTAGTGAACGTAATGCTTCGTATTCTTCTAATGTCATAGTTACCGTTGGCATATTATCGTCTCCTTGTTATTGATGCAAGTGCTATTCCTGATGCAACTAATTGTGCAACGTTACGTAATTTAGGATTTGTAAGTGCTATCCATTGGGCTTTTGCAGCTAGTTTCCTATCAGCAGCAGAAGAACATCCGCGCTTACCAGAACACCCTTTATCATGCTCACGACAAGCACAGTCAAGAGCATCAACGCACGAGCCTTTGAAATCTCCACCTTGGAGTTTGTAGTCTCGTGCGCTGATTGCTTGACCGTCTGTCCAGTTGGGTCCACACCAGCGACCATGAATGGCCACCAGATTAAGCACCTCAAGAGGAGAGAACTTCAGATTGTACCAGGGCTGCATATGTAGCTGCATCTGCCTTTGCTCTGTAGCCCCACATTTTACCGAATACTCGCTTTGCAGCACCATTGTTTGTGCCTTCAATCTGGACAAAGAAATCGTTAGTTGAAATAATTCCAATATAATCTAGAGCCGCAGGTGGTGAGTCTAAACTGGTTCTTGAGAAAGGAACGCCATCAACACTCCCCGGGTCTTGACGGATATCGAGAACAACATTAGCCAAACAACTAGAGCTGTTTAAATTAGCAGGTTCTGTTTGAGAAGTGGTTGTCAAAGAACAAAAAGTTTGAGTGTTTGCACCTGCAACGCAATCTGGTGCTAGTGGGTCTAGGTCGATTGCACTTACAACGAAAACTTCGTTGTCTAGTGGGTTAAGTTGTAGGTCGATTGCTCCTTGTGTGAAGGTATTTGCTGCGGATTCTGTAACCTTAAATCCAATTGCTATAACTTCGCTGCTGCGTTTTAGTGCCATAACCTATCATGAATGGAGGATGTTTATTATATTTCTTAGTACCCTTGTCTTGAACATCTGGGCCGCCTTGGCGTGGATTTGGGGCGAAGTCCCCTGAATCTAGCCCGACCCTTCCATTCTTTGGGGTTATTTAATTAAATAAGAACGAATCCGCTCTAATAATGGAGTCAAAATGCCCCAATCTAGTCTGCATTCGATGCAATAAAGCCGGCCATATCGACATTAGATACCTGTTTAATGGCGAAACATACGAATTAGAATACCATTGTGAAGGATATACTGGTGGTTGTAACTGGTATAGATTGCTTCCAATGCATTTTCATCCTAAAGTAGGTGACCTATAATGAGAAAAATATGCACATTTAACCTACCAATCGACTTGATGAAAGAGATGAATCAGGAG